TCAGCGCTTTTACCACCAAAAAATATTATATAAAATTTTTTCCAGTTTTTGTAGCGTATAAGTAATAGTATAGTATATAGAAGAAATAGTATATAGTATAGCGCTTATATATATAATATATATAGTACGCTTATATAATAGAAATCACTGGATTTGACATTTTCATTATTTTTGCTTAACTTGCCTTGTGTATGAAGCTGACAAGAAGAAAAAGTTGACACAGGCTAAACAGTACTGCTGTAACTGGGTAAACAATATATGCATAGGCGCCATGATGAAAAGGGTAGACGGTACTGTATATCAGAAAATAGACAAGAAATATGCTGATAAACCCTGCCAAGCTGATGATTGCCAGTATTTTGAACAAGTAGTGATACCGGGTATAAGAAATGAATATTAGGACATTTGATGATGAAGCGTTTGCGGTTGACGCTGAGGCACATTTTTACTTATGGTGCTGCGATTGCAACTTACGCCACTTAGTAGTCGTAGAAGCAATGGGTAAGGGAGCTGAAGATTTTAAAGAAAAAGGCGGGAAAATAGCTATTGGTATGCTTAGAGATGACGTTGCTACCGATATGTCCCGCAAAACCAATAAGATAGTATTATATAGTAGGAAAAATGATAAAAACAAAGAAAAACAAGAAGCGTAGGGCTATAATCATACCTGATGTGCATTTTCCACTTCAGGATGATTCTGCCATAAACTGCGCCTTAGAGGCTATTTCAATAGTAAAACCCACTATATTCGTCTGTTTAGGCGATTTGGGAGAGTGGAAGAGCGTTTCACCCTTCAAGTACAAAAGACGCCGCCGCCCTCCTCTCGAATACGTTATTGAAGAGCTGGAGATTGAGGCTGCTAAAGTAAATGCTGGTCTTGATTTGTTCGATAAGGCGCTGAAAAAGGTAAAATGCGAAGAAAAGCACATGATTGAAGGAAATCACGATAATTGGCTGAATATGTTTGTTGAGGAATACCCGTACTTGTCCAAATATAGGTATAAGAACGTAATGAACCTTGATTCTAGGGGATATAAGTACTATCCCTATGGAAAGTTGATGCGTATTGGTAAATTGTACTTTTACCACGGCGGTCATTATTCAACAATTAACCACACTAGACAGCATACGATGAATTTAGGTAAGAATATAGTATATGGACATACTCATGACGTACAGCGTGCTGGAGTTACCCACGTAGATGGTGCTCATCATGCTTTTTCTATGGGTTGTCTGAAGGATATGTCCAAGGAGACTAATATGTGGCTTAATAACCGTCAGGTTAACTGGGCTCATGCTATTGGTGTAGTAGATTGGTTTCCTAATGGAGATTTTCGTCTTGAGGTTGTTGACATAGTGAATGGTAAGACATTTCTATGGGGCAAAGAGATAGACGGCAATAAAGCCGCGTCCGGAGGCAAAATGCTTAAAAAGCTAAGAAAAAATAAATAATAAGGTCGGGAGTGGCGCGGTATAAATTAGTAAAAGGTAATCAAGAACCTGTGTTTGCGGACATGGATGAGTTTAGGGAACTATTTCCTGAAGACTATGTATACGATAACTGGCGTGATGCTCCTACTGAGGGCTGGACTCTTACTGATGATGGTCAGGTATGCAGGATTATAAAACGTCTATCTATGAAAAGCGGCGGAGAATTGGTTACTACAGTACTTGGTACACGGCATAGTGAGCGTAAACACCTTATGTCTGGAGTTCCTCCTAAGAATATATATAGTTTGTCAAAACATGAAAATAGTACTGTGCATAGGGCTAATAAGCCTAATTTGACAAAAAGAGAGCGCCTGTTCGCTAAATATGTTGCCAGCGGTATGAATCCTACTGACGCTTACTTGAAGGTATATCCCACAGAAAAGGAAGTATACGCTAAAAATCAGGCGACAGTCTTGTTAAAAACAGAAAGGGTTAGTAAATTGGTTAGTGAAGAAATAAAGCAATCTATGCTGAAAGCAGGTATAGATGAAGACTATTTGCTTGAGACAGCAAAAACGATAGTTGATAAAGAAAGCGCTAGGGATTCAGACAGACTGAGAGCTTTGGAGATGCTTATGAAAATAGCTGGTATGTTTCCGAAAGAGAAGAAGACAGAGTCTCTTGCAGTATTTGAAGGCTTTACCAAAGAAAAGCTGGCACAGCTTGGAGGGGCCAGTGTTAAATTAATATCTCATGGAGAAAAAGACACTGCTTAAGGAAGGTTTTAGTGATGTATCGATAGAGAGTATGCCTGTAGTGGATACTGATATTGATAATTGTGTTGTATGTGAGCGTAGTGTAACTGATAATGACAAGATGGTAATATTTGAGGAAAATGGAGTACCTAGGAGTTATTACTGTAGATTCTGTCATTCAGTGTATGGTGACGGCGATATATTGATATTTGCCAATACCAGCAAAATAAACAATGTAGTGGGCCTGTCATGATAGAAAGTTGGTTTGATGATTGGCTCGATATTGATATTATAGAAAAAAGGAAAGAAAATGAAATATGCAATAATGATAATGGCTTGTTTGATACCGATAAAGCCGATAGTGACAATACCAGTGCTTTATAGTATATGCAAATTAATAAATTGGATAAGGTCAATAAATTTAATATAAATCCATCGCCATCAGAAATGAAGCATGCCGATGAGGTATTGGCTAATTCATATTCTGATTTACTCTATTTTGGAAGGGCATTCCTGCCAAAGGACTTTCTTAATAAGAGTACTTCACCTGAATTCCATACTGAAGTAGCTAATAAGCTGATTAGCACTAAACCCGGCGCAAGGATATGTAATATACTGCCGCGTGGTTTTGGTAAGTCAATACTGTCAAAAGCAGCAATTCTGCATAAGATGCTGTTCAGTCCTAAAACTGAGCAACAGTTTATAGCTTGGATTGCTGAAGAACAGGGACAGGCTATTGACCATTTGAAGTATGTTAAGACTCATTTGGAAGTAAATAAGTTCATAAGATACTATTTTGGTGAAATGGCTGGAGATATACATGGTAACAGGTGGACTGAAAAAGATATTGTTACTGCCAAGGGCGATAGGATGATAGCTAAGGGTACTTCACAGCGTCTGCGTGGCCGTTCAGAACTTGATGTACGTTATACTGGAATTATACTTGATGACTTTGAATCAGAATTAAACACCAAAACACCTGAAAGGCGTTCGGAGATTAAGAAGTGGGTAGTGTCTACCATATATCCTGCATTAGAGGAATCCCCGGGGAGAGAGGGTTGGATATGGTTGTGTGGAACTATTGTGCACTTTGATAGTTTCTTACAGATGATTCTCGATGGTTTCAATGAAGCTACTGAGAATGATAGGAAATATCCGTGGGATGTTACCTTTTACAGAGCTCTTGAGGATGATAAGCCTATTTGGCCTGAACAGTTTTCCAAGGAAAAGCTTGCCGCCAAGAAGAAAGAGTTTATTGAAGCTGGTTTAGTTAATAAGTTTGCTCAGGAGTATATGAACGATGCTCGCGATATATCAACAGCAGCGTTCAAGATAGATAGAATACAGTATCATTCACATGAATTCAAATCAGTTGATAAGATGGCCTATTTAGCTACAAGCGATGAAATGATACCAGTTAATGTTTATATTGGAGTTGATATTGCCGCTACTGCTACAAATACATCTGATTTTCAGGTAATAATGGTTATGGGGATAGATAAAGAGAAAAATCGTTATGTACTGGAATATTTTCGTGAACGTATACCAACATTTGATTTACCGCAGATAATTATAGATATGGCAAATAAATATTCACCAATAAGGAGAGCTACTATAGAAACAGTTGCCGCTCAGGAAATGGTGAGAGATATGGTAACTAGGATTGCTCATAGTGATAAAAGACTTATTCCGGGTATATTTAGGGGCGTCAAACCTCCGGGAGGCATAAAAAAGGAAGATAGGCTGGAAACTACTCTTGGGCCTATAGTAAATTCAAAAAAGCTGTTTATAAGGCGTAGTATGACTGAATTGGTAGATGAATTCTTTGAACATCCGTTTCCGCGGCATGATGATTTAATGGATGGATTGTATTACGCTGATTATTATGCTAAGGCGCCGTCAAGTTCAAGAATGAAGAAAAGTGAATATAAAAGCAGTAGTAAAAAGAAGGCGATAGGAGGAAAAGTATATAATTGGATGACCGGACTAAGAATGTCTTGACAGTAAATATTTTAATATTTAACTTTGGGGCCGTATGCCTAACCTAAAAACAGACGCGAGAGCTCAAGAGAATCAGGAATTGTGGCAGCGCTGGCGAGATGCACGTTCATCTTGGGATACTGAAGCGCGTTCAGATATAGATTTCTACTCTGGTAATCATTATACAACTGATGAGTCAGATGACCTTTCTTCGGTTAATCAGGCGGCTGTTCCAATGGATAGGATTGGCCCTGCGGTTGAAAAACTTAAAAGTATAATTACAGCTACACCGCCAGCGTTTACAGTCATACCAAGAGAAGATTCAGATGCCAAGTTGTCCAAGATTTGGCGTGTTATACTAGGATATTGCTGGGAGTTGTCTAGTGGTGATATGCATATGAAACAGGCAATACATGATTATGCTGTTACTGGACTTGGCTATTTATATGCCTACCTTGACAGTGAATCCGATTTCGGTAGGGGCGATATCAAGTTCACAAGTGTAAATCCGTTTCGCGTATATGTCCCACCTTCTTCTAGGGACAGGTTTTTTGATGATGCTGACAGTATTATCTTGTCTACTATACTCACTGAAGAACAGGTACTTCGCCTCTACCCTGAATTGGGCCCTCAGATAGACCCTGAAACAGGAGAAGAGATTGAGGGTCTTATAAAGGATATATCCACCCATTTTGATGAAGACTATCCGTCAGCCCAAAATAAGAATAGTATTTATACAGTATATCCAGATGCATCTAGGGACTTGGATTATGGCGAATCAGAATATTATCAGATATTAGAGAGATTTTTTAAGACCAAGGTTCCTTTTTACCGCATAGTTGATGTACGTACTCAGGAAGAGCAGGTATTAAGCGGCCCTGAGTTTCAGCAGTTCTTAGCTGAGAATCCTGATGTATTTGAAAGCGGCTTGATGGAATATGCAGAAGTATTGCAGAATAGGGTTGGCGTTATAGCTTCTGTTGGTGAGATAGTATTATACGAATCAATACTTAATATTGAAATATATCCTATTATACCTCTTCCGAATGTATATACTGGAACTCCTTACCCTCGTTCTGATGTTTCCAGAGCTAGGCCAATGCAGAGATTGCTTAATAAACTATGGTCACTGGCCATATCTCATGCGCAGGCGTCAGCAGGATTAAAACTATTAGTTCCTCTTGGAAGTGTAGAGAATATAGGCGACTTAGAACGTGATTGGGCTAATCCTAATGCTGTTATAGAAGTAGATAGTTCACAGGGAGAACCTCATTATCCATCTCCAACTCCATTGGCGGCTGTATTTTACAGACTTATACAGACTGCTGAGCATTATATTGATTTTACATTTGGACTTCCAGAGTTAATGCATGGTTTTTCAGAAGATGCTCCAGAGACTGTACGCGGTACTGAAAAGATGATATCGCTTGGAGCTGAACGTCCTAAATCTAAACTAAGAGATATTGAGTTTGGTATTAGCAGGCTTGGAAGAGTAATGTATGGACTTGGTAAGAGTCATTACTCATATCAGAAAATGTTCAG